CCCCGCCGCAAGAGCCGGGCGGTTTTTCTCGCCGGAAAGCTCTGGATCGTCACCGGCGGCGGGTTTTACTCTTATGATGGGACGGAGGCAAAGCGCGTATCCGCTTCGGGGGCGTATGTCCCCACGACGACGATCACGCGCAGCCCCTCCGGCGGCGGGGGTTCCTATGAGGCGGTCAACCTGCTCACACCGTACCGGAAGAACGCTTTTCAGACCGACGGAAAGAGCGTTAAATTCACGCTCGACGGCGAGATCGACGCATCCGGTGCGGTGCGCGCGTGGGTCTGGGGCGAGGAGGTCACGGACTTCACACTCGACCGCGCGGCGGGTACGATCACGCTTCCCTCTGCCCCCGCCGCGCCGGACGCGGGCGCGTCCGACGGGCTCGTCGTGCAGTTTCCGCACACGGTGGAGGGCTATGCTGACCGCATTGACAAGTGCACGATCATCACGACCTACGGCGTCGGCTCGAACGACCGCGTGGTGCTCTCCGGCAATCCGGACTGCCCGAATCTCGACTGGACGAGCGGTCTGCACGACCCGACGTATATGCCCGATCTCGGCTATGCCGCCGTCGGCAGCGAGGCCACGCCGATTTGCGGCTACTGCCGCATCGGAAGCTCGCTCGGCATCGTCAAGGCGGACGACGGGAGCGACAGCACCGTGTTCCTCCGCTCCGCCGCGCTCTCCGAGGATGGGGAGGCCGTGTTCACGCTGCAGCAGACGATCGCGGGCGTGGGGGCCGTCGCGCCGGGGAGCTTCGCTTCGCTCTTCGACGATCCGCTCTTTCTCTCGCGCGCCGGCGTAGCGGCGATCACGAGCAGCAGTCTGACCGGGGAGAAGATCATTCAGAACCGAAGTCTGTATCTCAACGCGCAGCTCACGAATGAGCCGTCTCTGCCGGAGGCGGAGGCGGCAGTGTGGCAGGGCATGTACCTGCTCGCGGTGCCGGAGGGGCATGTTTATATCCTCAACGGCCGCCAAACCAAGACGTTCCGAAGCTCGGCGCTTGGCGATTTCGTGTACGAGGGGTTTTACTGGGAGGACGTTCCGGCGCTGTGCTGGTATGTGCAGCGCTCCGGTACGGACGAGGCGCTGTACTTCGGCACGGCGGACGGGCGGATCTGCAAGCTCAACACAGACATCGAGGACATGAGCCGCTACAGCGACGACGGCGCGGCCATCTCCGCGGTGTGGGCGACGAAGTACGACGACGACACGCCCGCCGTGCTCAAGACGCTTTTAAAGCGCGGCTGCTGCGTGACCATCAAGCCGTATGCGCGCTCAAGCGCCGAGGTGTATATCCGCGCCGACCGCACCGGCGGGCACGAAAAGAAGGTAGCCGGAAAGCCGATGGACATTCTGGACTTTTCCGACATCGACTTTGAGCGCATCACGTTCAACACGGACGAGAGCCCGCAGGAGATCTTTCTCAACCGCAAGGTGAAGAATTACAAGAGATTGCAGATCATCGTCCGGAACCGGGAGCCGAACGAGGGCTTCGGCATATTCCAGATCACAAAGCATTATGTGACGGGCAATTACGCGAAGAGGTGAAGACATGAGCATACAGGAACAGAAGATCACGGAAGCCGCCATTGCCGCAAGCGGCGTGCAGAGCCGGCCCGACAAGCTGACCGGCACGGCGGCGCAGAACAAGAAGGTTTTCGACGCGCTGGTGACGGCGGTGGTGAAAGAGCGCTTCAACGCCCTGCTCGATGAGCTGACCGGCACGGCTGCCGCAGCGCAGCTCGGCATCACGACGATCCCCGGCTTTTCGGCGGGGAACGTACAGACGGCGCTTGAGCAGATCGTACAGGCGATGCAGGACGTGACGCAGGGCAGCGTTGCGGACGGGAGCATCACACTGGCAAAGCTCGCCGCGGAGGTGACGGCCGTCGCCCTCGGCGGCGCGGCGGCGAGCCATACGCACGGCGCGGGAGATATAAACTCCGGCGTTCTGGACGCGGCGAGGATCCCCGTGCTGGACGGCACGAAGCTCGGCGCGGGAAGTGTCGGCACGGCGCAGCTCGGCGCGGCGGTGGTGACATCGGATAAGCTCGCGGCGCTCTCGGTGCTCGCAACGCACATCGCGCAGGGCGCGGTGACGGCGCAGAAGATCGCGCCGGGCGCGGTGACGGCGGAGAAAATTGCCGCGGGTGCTATCATCACGGCGCTGCTCGCGCCGAGCGCCGTGACCGCCGAGAAGCTCGCGAACGACATTCCGTATACGAAGTTCGGGCTTTCCGCCGATCAGGTGCGGCACGTTTACGCCGGAACGACGGAGCCGGGCGCCGAGCTCGGCAGCGACGGGGATATTTATCTCATGTATTCGGAGTGAGGTGAACGGAATGGGAACGTTCAGCACGGCAGAGCCAACGAACGTGGCGGGATGGAGCGAGGAAGTATCCGGCGAAATTGTTAGCATGTACAACCAGGGGAAGTACGGCTATGCCTACTATTCAAAGTGCGCTGTTACGCGGCTTTCCGATAACTCTATCTGTGTGCGGATAAAGATGTACTCCAACGCAATCATGGGATGGGGAGCGGCAAACAAAGCGGCGTACATCCCCTGGGGCAGCAACGGCACGGAAAACGAGTTCGGCCCGAGTGAGGCGTACAATTACGGCAGCGGCTATTATCTTGCCTCTACTTATTACTACACGCTTCCGTCAACGTATACCGGCGCGACGGTGACTGCCGGAATGACCAGCGGGCACAGACCGACTACGGCAAACAGCCCGGTCACCCTTGCCGCACCGGAGCCGGTCGGCGATGTGCTGTACTTCAAGACCGGCGGGACGTGGAAGCAGGCGATGCTCTACCGCAAGGGCGGCGCATGGAAAAATGCGCCGGTAAAATTCAAAGCAGGAGGTATATGGAAATGAACGGTATCGACATTTCCCAGTGGCAGGGCGACATGGACCTGACGCCCTATAAAGACGGCTTCGTCATCATCCGCGGCGGGTTCTGGACGAGTGCGGACCCTTGGGCGGAGCGGAACATCGCAAAGTGCGAGAAGCTCGGCATTCCGTGGGGGCTTTACTGGTATTCCTACGCGCTCAACGAGGCGCAGGCACGGCAGGAGGCGGAGGCTTGTCTTCGCTTCCTGAACGGCAGAAAGCCCCGTCTCGGCGTGTGGTTCGACATGGAGGATGCCGACGGGTACAAGGCAAAGAACGGTTTCCCGGAGAATGAGACGGTCAACGCCATGTGCAAGGTGTTCTGCGCGGCTATGGAAGACGCGGGGAACAGAACCGGCGTGTACGCCAGCTTGAGCTGGTTTGATACGCACATCGGCGAGACGGGGTATGATAAATGGATCGCTGCGTGGGGCGCGAACGACGGCGTGCATTATCCCGACCTCTCCGGGCAGTGCGTCATGCAGCAGTACCGTGGCAGTCCGCTGGATCTGGATATTTTGTATGTGCCGCTTTCGTATTTTGACGATGGCGCGGCGGGCGGAGCAGAGCCCCACCCCAGCGAAAAGGACGGGGAATGCGTAAGCGTCTCGGCGATGGCGCAGGAGGTGCTTGACGGGAAGTGGGGCAACGGCGAGGAGCGAAAGCAGAAGCTCGGCGCGTGGTTTTACGATCTCGTGCAGGGCGAAGTGAACCGGATGCTGGGGGTGTGAGATGAAATTGCGAAAGAAACAGCCGCAGCCGGAGGGCATTTCCGGCTACGATTATTCCGACCGCGCGGCGCGCGAGCGGACGGCGTACGCGCTCTTCCGGCGCGCCAAAAACGCCCGCACCGCCGTGGAGATCGAGTGGGAAAAGTACAACGATTACTACAACGGCATCCACGATGTGACGCGCGATCTCACCGAGTTCTGCCGTGAGAACGACATCCCGTGGCTTCCGGCGAGCATTCCCGATCCGTATATCCTCGTCGAGAGCCAGATCGAACCGACCGTGCCGCAGCCGGAATTTCGCGGGCGCGACGACGATCTTGACAGCGCCATGGCCAAGCGGCGCGAATTTGCCGTGCGGTACATCGCCGAGAACAACCGCCTTTCCGACATGAACACGCGCAACGAGCGCCGCCTTCTGAAGCTCGGCGACGCCTTCTGGAAGGCGTACTGGGACGAGGACATGCGCTGCGGCGAGGCGCAGGGCGATATCCGTGTGAGCGATATCCCCGTGGAGGCGGTGTTTCCCGACCCCGCGGTGCGCGGCGGCAGCGTGCAGGACGGACAGTATCTCGACTACGTTTACCGCATCCACAAGGTACGCTTCGCGCAGGTATTCCGCGCCGATCTGGAAGCGCTCGGCATCACGGCGGAGGAAGCGCTCGGCGAGGATTATGTGCCCCGCGGCGAGATCTTCGACATGACGAGCGCGCTGAGCGACACGGACGACACCGTACAGGTGCTCGAACACTGGTTTCGCCAGCCGGTCGAAACGAGCGTGGACGGCGAGACGATCCCCGCCGGGGCGGTGGCGTGCTCCGTGCAGGCGGGCGGGCATGAGCTGCGGTATATCCCGAACTACTGGCGGCGCACGGGCGCGCAGAACACGCTTTTCCCGTTCGTGCACTACTGGCGCATTCAGGACGAGAACCGCTTCTGGAACAAGAGCGAGCTCTCCGCGGTGCTCAATCTCGTAGACGCCGCGGACCGCAAGCTCGCCTCAGCGCTTTTGAACGACAGCTTTCTCTCCAACGACATCCTGCTCGTGGAGGACGGCGCTCTGGCCGACGGCGAGGAGCTTACGAACGAGCCGGGCGCGATCGTGCATCTCAAGCAGGGACGCATGGGCGGCGTGCAGCGCCTCGGCGGACTGCAGAGCGTCGGCAAGGCGGCGATGGATATCACCTGGTTCAAGGAGCAGATCGA